ACTCCGTAGATATTACATAGTGCCTTTAAATCCCATTTTTCCGATTCAATGATATTAAGTTCAACAGGAGAAAGTCCAATTTGTTTCCAATCTACTTTATAACCTGATACTGCAATTGAGTTAAAGTTAGCTGAACCGCCTTTTTGACTAACTGCGGTTTTAAGTGCTTGTGCCTGTGCTTGTCCACTTGTAGGGTCAAAGCGTTCATCGTTCATAAATAAAACTCCAGCAGGTCCACCATTTTGGAATGATGCAACGGCAGCGGTTTTAGCTTCGTTACTTCTTGTTAAGTTCTTGGCTGCTGCTCGTAGGGGACTTTGCCCATAAAGCTGTCCAGCAGTTACACCCCATTGTGGATTGAAGTATTTATCGTGTAAGATTTCTTTAGTATCAAATGACCACATTTGTCCGTAATATAACTGATACCCAGCCCTTGTTGGGGGGAACACATTGATATTTGCAATAATAGCCATAAACTGACTAGGCAAAGCAAATAGTTCAAATGGTTTGCCCTGATTGTTTCCTGCTTCAATAAGTTTGCCATAAATAAAAGAATTACCTGTTATTAACTTAAAACCGCACCATTGTTCAACTAAATCACTCCAGCAATCTTCTTCATTAGGATATTTTAATAACTCGTTTAAGCGTTGGTCTCCTGTGTAAAGTTCGTATGCCTTTTTATGTAAAGTCTCAAGTTCTTTTAAGTTGATGTCTTTTTGTGCAGCTAAAGATTTGTATTTCTTTGCAGCCTTTTCATCTACAACCTTATAAACGTGGAATGGTGCAATTTTAGCTTTGTCGGTAATTAGTTTAATGATTGAGTAAACTATATCGTTTGCTACATATCCATCATCAACAAAACTTCTTTGGTCTGCTCCTTGCCAAGTAACTATACCCCTTTCAATTGCTATTTGGGAGTTCATCGGAATTGTTGGAAATAGTGTGTTAATCTTCTTTTTAGTGAAGATGTCAAATAAACCCATATTATTAGAATTTAAACAAAGTTAAAGAAATTTAAGTTAAAATACACTTACCGCAAATTTAGGTTTTGTCAAGTGAGTAAATACTGCGTATCGTGAAGCATCTAAAGCATCATCATTTGCTTTTACAGGCTCTTCAATTACATTATCGTTTTTATCCTTTTTCCATTTGTAGGACATAAATTCCCTTTTTAGATTTTGACTATGAAAGTGAATGTTTATAGGATAAGATTTCATTTTTACGATTCCTGCCCATACATCTTTTTGAGCAGGTTTAATATTAAATCCTTGTCGGTAAAGTTCCTCTATTGATTTGGGTTCGGCTGCATCTGCGTAGATGGTTGCTCGTTCAGGCACTTTTTCTTTTATCAATCTTGTTAGGTCGGATAATGTAAGTCCGCTTTGATAAATGATTTCCTCAAAGTAATTCTCTCCTTCGTGATGGGTAACCTTTATAAGTGCAGCTGGATGCACATAACCAAAGTCAAGCCCATAGAATACATCTCCATCGGGTGCGGTGTCGTATTGTTTCCATTGAGTGTAGATAAGTTCTTTTGCTGCACCTCGTTCTCCTAATCCGTAAACCTTCCACATAAAATCATCAGGTAAGTTTTTATACTGCTCAATGTTTTTTATTTGTGATTCCGATAAGTTTGGGATGTTGTTTAAGTAGGTAGAATGAATGCGTTTGTTTTCAGGATTGTCGGCTATTTCGTAAACCCAATTGATAAAGTCAGCAGGATTCCAATCTAGGAATACCTTACCTGTGGTTCGCATTAGTAATTGGTCGTAAAGTGTACGCTTAATTAAATTGGCTTCGTTGATAAATAGAACATCCCTTGCTGGTCCTCTTGCCTTGCTTTCATCTTCTAATCCAAACAGTTCAATGTAAGACCCATTTGGGTAAGTGTATATAAAATCCGAAAAGCTAAAGTCATTGTCTGACCATAAACCCCAATTCTCCATTATGCTTTTAAAATCCCTATAAACTCCTCGTTTGATATGTGGAAGGGAATGCGATACAATTGAAATCCTTGTTTTTGGATTGTTGTAGGCTATCTCAATCAGTAACTGAACAATGGAATAAGACTTTGAACTCCTTGTGCCACCTTCATTGCAAATGACAGGATAGCTGCCTTCGTATGCTCTTTTGTTGGCAAAGAATACTGGTGTTGCATTAATCTTCAATTGGTTTGCATCGGTCATCTTCTTGTATTACTATTTGAACGTTACCTTGTATGTTTGCGTTGATGTCGGTTGTTTGTTTTGCTCTACCTTCTAATCGGTCAAGAATCTCCTGATAAGCCCTTAAATCGGATTTCATTGCCTTTGCAATTATCTTCATATCTAACTGTTCAGCTATTGTAAACTCCTCATCTTCGCCTGTAACAGGGTTACGCACTTTGGTAACTAATTGTAGTAAACGCAATAGTCTTGTTTTGCTATGTTCAACTCCTTTAGGTTTCCCTGCTGGGTTTCCTGATACTCCTTTTGGGAATGGGGTTAAGTTTTCGGGATTCGGCATTATCGTTGTATTATCACTGAATTACAAAGGTAATCCGTTCTTCTTGATTATCAATGATGGGTCTAGTTTTAGCATCCTATCTATGATAACTTGGCAGTACTTTGGGTCTAGTTCAGTGCCATAACATTTGCGTTTAAGCTGGTGTGAAGCAACCATTGTTGAACCTGAACCAAGAAATAAATCCATAATTATCATTCCTTCTTTACTTGAATTATTTAAAGCATTTTCAATTAAAGGGATAGGTTTCATAGTTGGGTGCAAATCATTCTTTAATGTTCTTTGAAATTCCCATATATCTTCTTGCTTATATCTTTCTCCGTAAAAAGAGTTCTCTGGGCATCCGTAAACAATTGGCTCATATCTGCTTTTATAGTCTTTACCGCTTAATGTAGCTTGATTCTTTTTCCAAATGATAATAGATTTCCAATTATATCCCATCTCTTTCAAAGGAGTTAATAATAAGTCTAATTTTAAATCACAAAAGCTAAAATACCAAGCACCTTTATTAAATAAAGTAACATTTGACAATACTGCTTTCATAAATTCAACAAATTCATCATCTGGCATTGAATCGTTTTTTATCTTATCGTGCTTTGAATTTGCTCCTTTATGTCCTAATATTTCAATTCCGCCTTTTGTTGTGTTTGATAAATCTTGACCTTTAAAATCTACATTGTAAGGCGGGTCGGTAAATACCATATCAGCCTTTTGTCCGTTCATTAGCTTTGCCACTTGGTCGCTATCCGTACTATCCCCACAAAGCAATCTATGTTCTCCTATTTCAAATAAATCCCCTAATACTATATCGGTTTCAGTTCCGCCATCAGCTACTGCAAAGTCATCTTCTTCGGCTTCTAAATTGTTTACATCAAAGTTTGGTATGTCTAATCCCCAATCGGTAAGTTCTTGTGCATCCCAATTATTAGCAAGGTCATCCCAATCCCACTCTCCATATCCGACATTGTCCTTTACAATAAATTCCTTTTTCTTTTCCTCGCTTAAATTGTTAGCGTGGATTACAGGTACATCGGTAAGCCCAGCTTCAATACAAGCCTTTAGTCTCATATTGCCACCTAATACCATATTGTTTTCATCAATGACAATTGGTCTCAATTCAAGCATTTGGGGGAAATCTTGGATTGACTTAACAAGTTGTTTAAACTTATGGTCTTTAATCAGTCTTGGATTGTTTGGGTTTGGTTTGATTTCGTTGATGTTCATTTTTTGTCTATTTGCTTTAATATTTTATAAAGTGCTATAATTGAAAATAATAACATTATTAAAAATACTGACCCAAGTATAAAATTATACGTCATCGTCTTTTTTGTTTTTATCAAGTAAATACACCCATAAAATTGATAATGGTAAGGCTATTATGACTGATATGATTGCTGGTATTAACATTATCGGTTTTTTGTTGGTGTTCTAATGGATGCAGTTTGTGGCACTTCCTTACTTTTATAGTTTTTTATGTCCAATTCTTTACTGCATTTATTACATTTAAAAGTATAGGTTTTAAGTTCACTATGCCAAATGTACCTTTCATTTAAAGTTCCACACTTGCAGTTATATTCTTTCTTTGAGAATGTATCTTTCATTATCCTTGTCCTCTTGAAGGTTTTGGTTTTGGTGTATGTTTATTGTAAGATTTCTTTGCTCTACCTTTTTTACGAGTGCCAAATTGGACTTTGCCTGATGGGTTTAGTTTAGCCATTGTGATACATTAAATGTTTATTTCTTTCTTGTATTGCCATTTCTAATGTGTCAAATCTACCAATATAAAGTTGTTTTCCGTTTATATTAGCTTCAGTTTGATATTTATTTCCTCTTTTATCAAAACTAATACCACGATACCCACTTGTATTATTTTTCCTTAATTTATGATTCTCAAATCTTGTATTATCTGCTTGAGAACACCATCTTAAATTTTCAATCCTGTTATCAGTTTTAATTCCGTTTATATGGTCAACATTTTTATAATTGTTGGGATTTGGTATAAATTGTTCTGCAATTAACCGATGTAACATAGTTTTTTTACGCTTATTATCTTTAGTTAGACTTACACGATAATACCCATTTTCAGTATTTAATATTGGTTTTATTTCCCCACCTAATGTTCCTTTTCTAGGTATAGAAATAACTTTTAAATCTTTAGTTATAACAAATAAACCTTCAAATCCTTTTATTGGTGTCATTATTTATATTTTTCTATTATTTCATTTAACTCACTCCGTGTCCATTTTTTAACAGTTCTTTGGTTTGCCTCAAGCCAATCAACCATTTCTTGACCTATCTTTTGAATTAGGTTTTTACGATAACCAATTAAATGAAAGCCATCAAATCCATTGCATTTTTTACATTCCCCTGAACAATTATATTCATTAAACCTTAAATATGAACTATTCTTTTGAGGCACAAAATGACCGCAATCCATCAAATCAGTTGAATATACTTGACCGCAACTAATACAGGTAAAATATCCATCTTGACTATCTCTAGTCCTAATGTAGCGGTTAAATATTTGTTGTGCCTTTGCGGTTAATCTTGGTATTGATTGTAAAGCCATAATGCAAAATTAGGGTTTTATAGTGCGAAAAACAACTATTCGGTCATTATGGGTAAATCGTTTCTTGTTTACAGGGTTTAAACATTGCTTTATTTGATACTCGTTAATTCCTGTTACTCTATGGGCGTAGGATACTGATTTAAATATTGTTTCTTGTTTGTTGTCTAGGTATATCATTCTCACTGGAAATGCGTTTTCTGCTCCGTTCATATAATCGTTTTAGTTCGTAGTAAAAATCAAATGTTACCAATATGGTAATGGCAAGGATAAAGCCAATAAATATCCTTGTAAACTCAATCGTTAGTTTTAATAGTTCTTTCATTTCTTTTTTGATTTGTTATAACTTTTTTAAATGTTTGTTCCTTTCTTTTATCGGTCATATATAGACCTTTTATTTGTTCTTGGAACTTTGCTTTTTCTTTTGGTGTGATGTCAGGATGGTATTTAATTCGTACTAATACATCATCTGCTGGGATAAATGTTTCCATTACATTATTTTTTTAGCTTGATTAATATTTAAAAGTCCTATTTGTTTAATTATTTGCTTATTATTTTGAAATTCCGTTGTAGTTGGCATCATTACATCATTCCATTTTGGCTCTGCAATCTTTTGAATATCAAATGAAAATATGCCTATTGGTGTAGAATTTATGTACCAAGAATTTACTTTTTTTAACTTATCATATTTAATCTTTTCTATAACAAGCTCGTCGTAATGCGTTTTTCTACACTTTAATTCTATATGTGCTTTATGGTATTTTGAATAACAATCATAATAACTAAATTGGTCAGTTTGTTCTAGGTCAGGGATAATAGTTTTCATTATCATAAACAATTCTTTCTCAATCATAATTGATTATTAAATTTCATCATTAAAGAATACTTTTTGCACTGTTGCCGCATAGTTTCATCATCAATTAGCATATCATTAGGTTTCTTTGATTGTGCTAAAAATACCGCTCTTACTTTTGCTTTAATAGTTTCGCCTTGTTCCTTTGATATTTTAATTTGACCTCGTTTCCACATATAATCAAATACTTGGTGATTTAAGAATTTCCAATTCTTTTGCTCCGATTTATCCCACCATTCTTTTTCATCCTTTATAACTTGCTCTTCATTTATCTGCATTGGTGTTTCGTTTATTTCGTTTATTTGTGTCTTTTGCCTTACCTGTACTGCAATCTTTTTGTATTCAGCCATTACATCGCCAAAGAATTTAGGGCTAAATGAACCATAGTTCCTATCTACATCTAAACGACCTAAAACATAAAGTTCAAATGCTGCACCTAATTCCTTTAGTTTAAATATTCCATAGTTCTTTAGTACAAAGTCAACTAGGAACTGAAATTCAGGGCTTGTAGGTGGAACTGCACCGCTTAACTGAATACAGGTTTTTAAGTGTTCAGCTACTTCAATGCTGGAACATTTTGATATGTGCATTGTTTGTAAGGCATCATAAATTTTAATCTCGCTTTGGTTCAATGTATTTAAGACTGGCAAGGTTTGTGAAGTTACGCTCACTGACATTGGGTTTATGACTTGTGGTAGAACTTCGGATAATGATTTCATCGTTAAAAGATTTATTGTTTAAATATGTGGTTGGGTCTTTACGGAATGTTTTATCAGGTGTTGAATTTACATACTTTTGTACTATTTTTAAAGCTAATTGCTTTTCCTCATTTGTCAAAATATTCCATTTAGTAATGGCTTTTTCTTTACTAATCTTTTTATCGTAAATATTCCACCATTCATCAAACGCACTATCTAGTATATTTACTTTACTTATATTTACTTTACTTTTCTTTTCTTTATCAGCGTTACGAACACTTTGGTAATGCGTTACATTTTCCGTAACATCTT